CATGTTTGCAATTTGTCTTAGTTGCGCAGCAGATGTTATTCCTCCATTCTTCGCGACATTGCAATCAATATCTACTGCTATCTCCTGCATCTGTTGTCCTTGACTCAAATCAAATGCTTTATAATCACCTGCAATAACACCGCCTTCTCCGAATTGTAACATCTTCTCCGCAATTCTCTCCCAATCCATTCCGTATGGATTAATTGCGACAGCAAGTCCATTCTCAATATTATTTTGAATATACCACGACCAGACAGGTCCTATTACACACTTTGAAGCTATACACGTCGCCATATCACATTGATAAAAGGCACGAGTATCGCCGTTCACACATTTCTCAAAAGATCTCTTCTCGTCCTTCAAAGTTGCAACAAACACCACATCAGGTTCTTTCTTTTCAGCTACATCCAAAATATATTTAACATCGCATTCTAGTCCTTTAAAATTCTTCTTCACTTGTTCAGCAGTACAAATAACTTTTCCATCAATCTTTATATCTTCTTTTGTCAAATTACACTCGAAATCTTCACCAAACCAACACTTCTTACCCATCGGCCAACCTCTATTTACATAAGGTTTATCATTCCAAAAGCCACCATAACCTGGCGAAGACTTCGCGTTCATTGACTTACAAGCTCGATTTCCGTCTATTCCTTTTACAGCAGTTCTTACATCAAAAGTTTTTTTTACATTAGTTTGAATAAGGAAGGCCTCAGTAAATAAAATTGAGAATAAATGTGGCCAAATCACGTAAAATTGTTCTTCATCTCGTCCTCTCACTTCTTTTAATAGTTGTAACGCGAGACGTTTATATTTAGGATTAAAATCAACAACTGCCTCACATTCATTTTCCATCTTTCTCCTTTGCATAGTTTTTCTACCTTCTTGAAAAAACACCTTAGAATAGAAATTTTCTTTAAATCTATACATTCTTACAATTGTCTCATCATGATACTGTTTTGCTTCTACATCGATTGATCCTTCCGTGTTTGTAATTGAAGAAATATAAGCA